TAAAGAAAAATGGTTTGGATATATTGATGAAGAATTTAAAAAACGTGAAGAAGGTTTTTGGTTTTATAATAAAGGTAAACCTACTTATCTTACTGGCACTCATTATATGTATTTGCAATGGAGTAAGATTGATGTTGGACCACCAGACTTTAGAGAAGCTAATAGATTATTCTTCTTATTTTGGGAAGCTTGTAAAGCAGATACTAGATGTTACGGAATTTGTTATCTTAAAAACCGTAGATCAGGATTCTCTTTTATGGCTTCAGGAGAAGTAATAAATTTAGCAACAATATCTAGTGATTCTAGATATGGAGTCTTATCTAAAACTGGACAAGATGCGAAAAAAATGTTTACAGACAAGGTTGTGCCTATATCAGTAAATTATCCATTCTTTTTTAAACCGATTCAAGATGGTATGGATCGACCTAAAACAGAATTAGCATATAGAGTTCCAGCTTCTAAATTTACTAGAAGAAGTATTGAAGCCGGAAGCGAAATGATAGATTTAGAAGGATTAGATACAACTATTGACTGGAAAAATACAGGAGATAATAGTTATGATGGTGAAAAATTAAAACTATTAGTTCACGATGAAAGTGGTAAATGGGAAAGACCAAACAATATATTAAATAACTGGAGAGTTACAAAAACTACTCTAAGACTTGGAAGTAGGATTATTGGAAAATGCATGATGGGAAGTACTTCAAATGCATTAGATAAAGGAGGTAGAAATTTTAAAAAACTATATGATGACTCAGATGTTACAAAAAGAAACGCCAATGGACAGACTCGCTCAGGATTATATAGTTTGTTCATACCTATGGAATGGAACTACGAAGGATACATTGATGCTTATGGCATACCTGTATTCGATACCCCAAAACAAAGCGTTAAAGGCCCACATGGAGCCGATATTAAAATTGGGGTAGTAGAGTATTGGGATAATGAAGTTGAAGGTTTAAAAGATGATCAAGATGGTTTAAACGAATTTTATAGACAATTCCCCAGAACTACAAAGCATGCTTTTAGAGATGAATCTAAAGAATCCTTATTTAATCTAACTAAGATATATCAACAAATAGATTATAACGAAGATATTAAAAACTCCTTAAGTGTAACTAAAGGTAGTTTTATGTGGGAAAATAGTGAACAAGATACTAGAGTAATATTTGTTCCAAACAAACAGGGTAGATTTTTTGTAAGTTGGGTTCCTGGTGAATCATTACAAAATAGAAGATTTATTAAAAATGGAGTAAATTATCCTGGTAATGAACATATGGGAGCATTTGGATGTGATCCTTATGATATATCAGGAACAGTAGATAAAAGAGGATCCAATGGTTCCTTACATGGATTAACTAAGTTTTCTATGGAAAACCACCCAGCAAATCATTTTTTTTTAGAATATATAGCTCGACCCCAAACAGCTGAAATATTCTTTGAAGATGTGCTTATGGCATGCGTATTTTATGGAATGCCAATATTAGCAGAAAATAATAAACCTAGACTTTTATATTATTTTAAAAGAAGAGGTTATAGAGGGTTTGCAATGAACAGACCTGATAAAAGAAGAAACAAATTATCAGTAACAGAAAGAGAAATAGGTGGAATACCCAACTCAAGTGAAGATATCAAACAAGCACACGCTGCAGCAATTGAAACATATATAGAACACTATGTTGGTTTAAAAGAAACCGGATATGGAGACATGTATTTTCAAAGAACATTAGAAGATTGGGCTAGATTTAATATAAATAATAGAACTACCCATGATGCCTCTATTAGTTCTGGTTTAGCTTTGATGGCGTGTAATAAACATAGATACACACCTACCAAAACTATAATAAGAGAATCTGTAGATTTAGGTATAACAAGATATGATAATAAAGGATATACATCAAAAATTATAAGTTAAATGAATATATATACTAACACCAACAGCGTTTTTCCTAGTCAAGTAGTAAGCGATGCTGAAAAAGCTACTTGGGAATACGGGGAGCAGGTTGCTCAAGCAATAGAACAAGAGTGGTTTCGTAATGGAAGAACTAATGGTAATAGATATTTAACTAGTTGGAATAATTATCACCAACTAAGATTGTATGCTAGAGGGGAACAATCAATACAAAAATATAAAGATGAATTAGCTATTAACGGTGATTTATCTTATCTTAATTTAGATTGGAAACCTGTACCTATATTATCTAAGTTTGTTGATATTGTAGTTAATGGTATATCTCAAAAAACATATGATATTAAAGCTTATGCTCAAGATCCTGAATCTATAAAGAAAAGAACTGAATATGCTTCTAAGATTTATGAAGATATGTTGTCATTAGATTATTTAGAAATAATAAAAAACACTTTAGGATTAGATTTATATCAAAGTCCTGCTTTAGATATTATACCAGAAACTAAAGACGAATTAGAATTGCACATGCAATTAACATATAAACAATCTATTGAAATTGCAGAAGAAGAAGCTATTTCTAGTGTATTAGCTCAAAACAAATATGATCTTATTAGAAGAAGATTAAATATGGATTTAACAGTTTGTGGAATTGCAGCTGCTAAAACTAATTTTAATACAGCTAATGGAGTGACCGTAGACTATGTTGATCCTGCTTATTTAGTATATTCTTACACAGAAGATCCAAATTTTGAAGATGTATATTACGTAGGAGAATTAAAAGCTATAACTATCCCTGAACTTAAAAAAGAATTTCCTAATATATCTGAAGAAGAATTAGAAAGAATACAATCTATGCCTAATAATAGATCTTATATTACTGGGTGGGGAGATTATGATGAAAATACAGTGCAAGTATTATACTTTGATTACAAAACTTATCATAATCAAGTGTTTAAAATAAAACAAACTGATCAAGGTTTAATGAAGGCTATTGAGAAATCTGATACCTTTAATCCACCAGAAAATGATAACTTTGAAAGAGTGTCAAGATCTATAGAGGTTTTATATAGTGGCGCTAAAGTACTAGGTAGTAATACTATGTTAAAATGGGAATTAGCAGAAAACATGTCTAGACCTATGGCTGATACTACTAAAGTAAAAATGAATTATGCTATTTGTGCTCCTAGAATATACAAAGGTAGAATCGAATCTCTAGTAGGTAAATGTATAGGGTTTGCTGATATGATTCAATTAACTCATTTAAAACTCCAACAAGTAATTTCAAGACTGGTTCCAGATGGTGTTTATTTAGACATGGATGGGTTGGCTGAAGTTGATCTTGGTAATGGAACAAACTATAATCCAGCAGAGGCATTAAATATGTATTTCCAAACTGGTAGTATAGTTGGTAGATCACTTACTCAAGAAGGAGATATGAACCCTGGCAAAGTACCTATTCAAGAACTTAATTCTTCAGCAGGGGGAGCGAAAATACAAAGCTTAATTCAAACATATCAATATTATCTACAAATGATAAGAGACGTGACCGGATTAAATGAAGCTAGAGATGGAAGTACTCCAGATAAGAATACATTAGTAGGATTACAGAAAATAGCTGCTAATGCGTCTAATGTAGCAACTAGACACATTGTTCAATCTAGTTTATATATAACATTGAAATTAGCAGAAAATATAGGATTAAAAATAGCTGATGCTTTAGAGTTTCCATTAACAAAAGCTTCACTACAAAATTCTATATCTACTTTTAACATTAAAACATTAGAAGAAATTGTTAACCTTAACTTACATGATTTTGGTATATTCTTAGAATTAGAACCAGACGAAGAACACCAAGCAAAATTAGAAGAAAATATTCAAGTTGCATTAAAAAGCGGCGGAATAGATTTAGAAGATGCTATTGATTTAAGACAAATCAAAAATCTTAAACTAGCTAATCAAATGCTTAAAGTTAAACGTAAAGTTAAAGAAGAAAAAGAACAAGCTAATCAACAAGCTAATATTCAAGCTCAAGCAGCAGCTCAAGCAGATGCAGCAGAAAAAACAGCTATGTCAGAGGTACAAAAGCAACAAGCAATTAGTGGGGCTAATGTAGAATATGAAAAAGCTAAGAGTGAATTTGAAAAAGATCGTATGCAATTACAAGCCCAATTAGACCAACAAAA